CGAGCACAGATGGCCGCCCGCTTATCCTGGTCGTAATCGGACAACTCGGACGAGCCCACGCACTTCGTGAAGAAGCCGGGGTCTCCGCCGTACTTTTTGCTCATGTGCTTGGCCAGGTTCTCGATGTTGCCGGCCTTCTGGGTCAGGTCCACGCGCTCGATGCCTATCTCGACCATCGCCCGGGCACAGTCCGGGCAGACCTCAGCCATCTCGCCGGCCGTGAAGCCGGGCACGTCGCCATCGAGTGACGTCGCCACATCCGCCTTTTGGTGCTTGAAAAATTGGATCTGGCGCTCGCGCTTGAGAGCTGCCTCTTTCGAGTCGAACTCTCCCAACTGTTTCTTGCCATCGCTGGAAAACAGGACCCATTTCTCGCCCACTTTACGGATCATGGCATCGTCTCCTTCCGCCTTGACGACCAGGCCCTCGGGCGTGTCGTCATCAGTCTCCGCCTTGCCGACCAATTGGCGCGCCCGCACTTCCAATTCGTCGGCCAGCTCCTCGCCGACGATGGAGGCCGCGTCGGCCCGCCGTGTTTTCCTCTTCATACTCTTTTCCTCCAACCCCAGCGCCGTGCGCGGGTTAATTGGCACGCGCGTGCCGGCGAAATGATCGAGCTGCCCCTTGAGGTACATCTTGTCGCCGGCGCCCCGTGCACAGGCCGGGCACACATCCTGCAGCGACTTGCGGCTGAAGATGAAATTGCCGTGGCTATGCTGCAGGTCCCACCAGGCGGCCGAGATACGGATCGGCTCCTGGATACTTTGGCTATGCCGGATCATCTCCAGCTCCTGGCGCACCGCCTGGAAGAGTGCTTTGCCGATCGGCGAGTCCAGGAATAGGCCACCGGCTTTGAACTGGTCGCCGTCTATGAACATTCGTTCGGTCGCTCCCGCCTCGCCGAAACTATCGAGCGCGGGATAATGCGACACGCCCAGGAACGGGCGGCGCGGCGGCGGCAAGAATGGCATAATGACGTTTTTCTCGACGCGCTCGATCCAATCGTGGAACAGGCCCAAGCAGGTGCGCTCGCCGTAGTTGTCGGCCCCCGTGTCGCTGGCGGTCGCCTGCCAGCGCATGCTGCCGTCCGGCGCCAGGCTGGCTTTGGTGATCATCAGCGTGACTATCGCCAGTGCACCATCCCTCAAGGATGATTTACCATCCGGCACGTCTCTTACCCCCTTATCACCGTCATCCCAAACTTCGCCTCCCACCCCAGGCGCACCAGGTGCACGCCCAGGGCAGCCAGGCCGGCCAGGATGACCCGTTCCAGCCAGGCCGGCCAGAGGCCGAACAATCGTCCGCCGCGATATAGACCGGCCAGGGCCAGGTAGACCCAGAAGCCCAGGCACAGATCGCAGCCGGCAAGCTCCATCAGCAGCGGGTGCCGGCGCCAGAGCGATTTGAGTAGCCCGGCCGTCTGCAGAAGCCAGGTCACGAGCCGCCCGGCCACCAGGTAGAGCAAAAAGTCTGGCAAGCTCATTTGACGAAAATGTACAATACCCGGTAGCCGAGTGTGCGCGCGCCATCCACGACCGGCCCCAGGTAATGCGTCGAGAGCAGCCTGTAACCGGCTTCCAGCCAGTTGCGCACGGCGCCGTCTACCGCGTCGGACGAAAAGATTTCCTCACCCAGGACCTGGGCATAGCTCGGGCCTACAGCGCGCACCATGTGGTGCACGTCGGCCGCGCTCACTTCGGCCCTGGCCTCGACCGTCGTCTCTCCCTCGGGACGGCTTCGCTGCACCACATCAAGATTTTTCGTCGCCATCATTCTCTCCTTTCTGTTCGAGTAACTGCTGCACTAATGCTACGTCCTTGTAGGACAACAGGACATTGCGGTTGACCTTAGCCCGCGCGAGCATCTTCTCCAGCCACTCGGTGGCTTGCGCCTCAGTGAAACTGAATTCCTCACGCAACACCTGGACGCCGGCCAGCCCCAGTTCTATAGCCAGGGCTGATAGCCTGTCCTGGCCGTCAGGCCGGGGGCGATCATCGTCGTTTCGCCTCTGACCGGCGCTCCGGCCGGCGCGAAATGGATTGCGCCGTTTAGCCACGTCAGTCCCCCATCCACACGTTCAGCTCGCCCGCCTTTCCCTCGGGACGGTTTAACCGCTGGACGAGCTCGTTTTCGTCGAAAACGATGTGACAATGATCCACCGTGGGATGCGCCGGCGGCCCCGGCACCGTGGCCGGCCCGAAGACCGAGTCGTACATGTAATTCATCGGCACGAACCCCAACGCGATGTTGGCCTCGCACACCGGGCAAACGTCCCACTCCCCGGTGTGCACCCAGGCTTTGCGAGTCAACCCTATGTGATCCCACTGGCCGAGCCGGCCGTCGGTTTCGGCCCTGTTGATCTCGGTGTTCACGATGCTGTTCAGCCGATCAACGGTCAACCCCTCGATTTCGGCCCGCGCCTGGCGCATGACCGCCTCGGTGAAGCCGGCCTCTTTCAGCACATCTTCGACGCCGGCCCCCCCCCGGATTTTTTCGGCGATGTCCGGGCTGGCCAGGCCCTCGTCCACGCCGGCCACCAGTACCCGCTTCAGGTAGAATTTCGTGCCGTCGTTGACCCGCCTTACCAGGCCGGCCGCCGAGCGCTCGAGTTGAGCTAATGTCTCCGGGTTCTTCAGGTTGAAATTGAGGCCAATCAGGTTGGGGCTGTCGGCCAGACCCTCTGTATACAGAAGCTCCTGCGCGATCTCGGCCGCGTCGGTCGCACCTTCACCGTAGGCCAGTTGTAATGCGAGCTGAGCGGCCTCGGCCACCTTCTCCGGGATCTCCCACCAGCGATCCTGTTCCAGGAGGCGGTCCAATTCGTCCAGGATGTCCTGCGCGGCGCGCTTGACGTCCGGCGCGGCGTCGAACTCTGAGGCTTGATCGAACCAGAGCGCCAGGCGATTGTCTACCCATTCCGGCAGATCGGCGTCAGACAATTGTTTCGTCGCCTCCTGGGTAGCCGGAAACAATAAGCGAGTCGCCCTCTTGATCAGCTTCCTGAGCCGGACATCTTCCATGCGAGCCAACATATCGTTGAACGCCGGGCGTAAGACGCCGGCTAATTGATCGAAAAGAGGGCTGCCGGCCGGCACGTCGCCCACGCGCGTCCCCAGCTCGGCCTGTCCTACCATAGGTAGGGCTTGTTGCTGGAACTCGCCACGCCCGCCCTGGCTCTCCGGCACCCGCTGCAATTCTGCATTGGCCCCTCCCATTACTCCGGGGAGCAAAATAGGCGGAGGTGGAGGCGCCGGTGGCGGCGGTTGCGGCTCCTCGACCTCGACCGTGATCAGACCGTCTTTCTTCAATTGCGCCTGCCGTTCCCGGGCGTTCATTACCCCGGCATCGGCGGCGATCTTCATGGCCTGTGCGCCCAGGACGAACGCGCGATAGCGCTGGTTGAGCGCCTCTTCGTCCTTCTCGACGAACGTGAATTCCAGGTAAGGCGGCAGAATCTCGCCGTTGATGAGGTTGATCGTCTTTTCCTTGACCACACCGAAGCCGGTGCGCCGCGCGCGGCGCTCGTCGCGGATCTGGCCGGCTAGCGTTCCGCCGGCCCCGGCCGGCTCCAGCCCCACGTCCGATAGCGACAGCCAATAGCCGGCCGTCGTCACCCGCGCGTACTTGAGCGTCGTCGTATCGAACAGCATGTCGGTCGGCGGCCGGCCGAACGGGATCCACACTGCCGGTTCCTCATGGTCGTACAAAACAGGTATCTTGAATGGATCAATACCTTGTAACAGCTCCCTGGCCGATTTGATCCAATTGGTGGCCGATTCCTGGCTCATGTCCAGCAGGTCCAGCACACCCGCTTCTGGGGTATCCAGTAGCAGATTGGCGTAATACGTATCGCCCCGGTAAAGGAGCGTCAATGCCATATAGATACGCTCCGGCGGCGCCATGCCATAACCCTTGCGCTCCAACTCTGGCCGTGGGCTGAGCACTATCCGGGCCAGCTCGTTATGCCGGAAGTAGATCGTCTGGGCAGCATTTTCTTTGATACGTTGAGCCACCGGGAATTCGCGGTCGTATGTCATGTAGAGTGTCGCCCCGTCCACGTTGACCACCTGGTAGACGTGGCCCTTGGGATGCGGCCGGCTGAACGGCCCCACGCCATCCGGCCAGCGTACCACCTCGAGCGTGCCGCCTATCGGCAGGTCGAGCGCATCTTGCCACAGCCGGTCCAGGATGCTGTCGAAATCGTCGTCGCCGCCGTCCAGGATGCGCGTGTATGCCTCGATCTCGCCGGCCAGCACGTCGGCCTCCCTGGGACTGCGCGCCCGCACCTCCCAGGGCAGTGCCTGGAGGTAGGTGATGAGCGTATCGCGGCAGATGATGGCCACCGGCTGTTGGCGCACCACACGCCGCCAGCGCTCCGCCTCCAGCCACTGCGGCGTTTGCCAGAGCGGTAGGATGCGGTTCAGGTAGATCGGCAGCTCGAGCGATTTCGGTTTCGGGTCAGTCATCATATGTGTTTGAACGGAATGTCACGCCAGCGTTTGGCGGTCTTCATCAGCCAGCCGACGATGTAGCGCTCGGCGTCCATGAAGTGAAAAGTTTCCTTGTCCTCGACCTTTTCGGTCGGCTCGCCGGCCTCGTCCAGCTCACGGCTGTACGTAGTTTTCTCGTCCAGGTAGCCATCCAGATCGTCGAACACGAATAGCTCACCGTGCTTGTGAACGCCGTAAACGCGGTCGAGGCCCAGCTCCACATCCGAAATATCGGGCTCCTGGACCGGCAGGCCGGCCGCACGGAATTCGTCGCGCCACTGGCTTTCACTCTTGGAGCCGCCCACTGCCTGGGGAACCATCGGCTCGCCCTCGAGCAGTTTCTCGGCGTGTTCTTTGGCCGTGCGTCCGCCCGCTTTGTACTCACGGTACAGGTACAGCCGGTTCGTGCCTGGCTCCTGAGCGTAAAATAGCCCGGCCGTGTTGACCGCGCCGAAATCCAGGCCCAGGTAGCGAGGCCAATTGACCGGAACAGCGAAACGCGGCACTTTGTGCTGTGTCTCGTCGAACGCATCGTAGATGAGGCCGGCCGGCCGGGTGAAGATCGCCCGGTAGAACATGTCGAACTTCCAGCGCGGCAGGTCGTCACGAGCGCGCTCGTACTCCTGGCGGGGAAACGACGGGTTTTGAATGCTCGCAAAATGGACGACATCGATGTCGGGCGCGTGCGCCCGCCACGGGTCCCATATCTTCGATTTGAGCCAGCCCAGGTTGTAGATGGTGGTTGTGATGAGGACACGTCCCTGGTGGATGGAGAGCCGGCGCAGGATCGCCTCCCACGAGCCGAGCTTGAAACGCTTCTGGCCGGCCTCGTCCAGGCAGGCTGCCTTGGCCGTGGCGCTCTCCAGGCTCTCCGGGTCGGCGGCGTAGCCGAAGAAGACGTTCGTCCGGTAATCGTGGCCCCAATTGCTAAACGTGCGTTGTTGGCCGCGCGCAGAAAACGAGAAATGGCGCGATGGAGAGGCCGTGTAGCGGCCGAGAGACAGGATATCGCTGAACAGCTTGAGGAATTCGGGTAGCGCTTTGAGCTCGAGCAGGGGGAACGTCGGCGTGACCACCATGTAATCGCCCGGCCCTTTCTGCTGGATCTCGCGGTATAGCCAATGAGGATAGAAACTGGTCTTGCCGCCCTGGGTGCCGGCCAGCACGGCGACGAAGCGCCGCCGGCTATTCCAGGCGCGCCATTGGCCGGGATGGAAGTACAATTCGAGTTTGCCTTCCGGTGTGATCTTGTAAAGCTCACTCATTCCCCTCCGCTTCAGGTCCCTCATCTGTCATAGAAGGTTCTACCGCCTCGATGGTGACGATCTGGATCGGCTGGCCACCACTGGTTATGTCCTGCTTGTCGGTGAACAGCCCGTGGTGGCGGCCCAGGTGCACCAACGCTGCCTGGCCGTCGTACAGCTCGATGGTGGTCTCTTTATCGCCCACCCTGATTTTCTTCAGCAGGTGCAGCTTGCCGGCTTTCTCCGCCTTCGCCAGGTCCAGCTTTGCCTCGCCTGTCTCTTCGTCCACGCTGACGAAATCGGCCATCGAAGCGCCCGCCTGGTCCTTGAGCCGGGCCAGTATCTCTTCGGCCGACATCGCCATGGCTGCCAGCCGCCGGTCAATTTCGGCCCGAATGTTAAGTTTTGTTAAGTTCTGGCTGCCGATGAAGCGGGCAGTTTTCTCCGAATAGCCGGCCCGCCGCGCCGCTTCAGCCGCGTTCCAGGTTTCGATATAGTAAGCGATGAAGGCTCGCTGCCTGCTGGTAAGTCGCTTCTCGCTTTGGCCGGGGGACTTCGCCATTTCTCATTGAAACCGCTCTGCCAGCGACCATAGCCACTGGCAGCCGATAGCCACGATGATGGCAAGGGCCAGGACCCAGACCACGACGATAGTGACGATGGTTTGCAGCTTACGCCTCTCCATCTTACGGCTCATTTCGACATACCCAGCCAGGCTGCTATCGCCGCCAGGATCACCTGCATGCCGGTCAACAGGCCGGTGCGCATGTTGATACGCTCATCCTGCCGGATGTCGCTCGCCTCGAGCCGGCGCACCCGCCCCTCGTGGTCGTCCAGGATGCGGACCACGTCGAGGCGCAGCTGCATCAATTCCTGGCGGATCGCCTCCAGGCGCTCCTCGAGCACGTCCCCTGAAATCGGAGGGCTCATTCGACAGGATCAATCCCTTCGCTCCGGCAGCCAGTTACGATATTCGTCGCTGCCTTTGGCCTTGCGCTTCAGCCACAAGTCAGTGTAATGCGCCACCTGAGTCACCAGCCACACCGCGACCGGCGCCAGCAGATAAAGTATCGCCTGCGCCAATCCTTCCGGCGTGCCGACCGCTTCCGGCCACTTCCCCAGCATCGCCACTACCAGCGAGGCCACCAATGGGGCGAAGAAACCGAGTAAGCCATTGACGAGCTGTTTGGTCGCCGGCGATAGATTCTGGAATACACCGAATCGCTCTTCCAGCCAGGACACGGCGAAGCCGTACAGGACCACGACCAATGCCAGCAGTGGATCCGGTGAAGGGGCTGCCTGCATAAAGTCCCTGGGGGAAGCGTTGGGGGGGGCCGCACCCAGGATGAAGGGCAGCACGACGAGTAGACACACGAGCAATAGCTTCAGTTTCACGGGAGGATCTCCTTTCATTACCTTGGGACGGTTTAACTACTATAGGGTTTGCGCGCAAACATCATGACGTGGCAGACAAACAAAAAACCCGCCTCACGAGGCGGGGCTTTCCCCATAGGGATATTGTGCTATTGTGCGCGGCCTCGTTTGGCGGGCGGGATTCGCTGGCCTTCGATAGGACAGGCCAACGAATGCGGCCCGGCTATTCGATTATCCGGTAACGTCGCTTGAGCCACTTGACGATGTAAATCAGCGTCCGGCACACGACGACGATGAGCGCCCGGATTTCAGGGTCCACGACCGATGATGAATTTTCGCTCATCTGTTCTAATTCTACCCGATAACTGGCCTTTTGTCAATGAGTCAGAATTCCGACAGAGGATCAATGCATCAATAGAGCCTGTACCACAATCTGGTCATCAGCCGTCCGGCTCATCGCATCAATCGGAACGTCGGCGGCAATATCGTCGGCTGACCATTTCT